CCCGATGTTGAGGTAGCTAGTGTCACAGTAGAGCCAGCTGGGAAGTTGTATGTCGGGGTAGCTGAAGCAATTGTTATTGTTGTAGACCCAATGTAGTTAGCACCACCACCAACATAGGAACCGCCTGTTCCAGCAGTTGGAGTCCCATTCGTTGTAAATGTCTGTGTGTGGGCTCCTGTTGGGTCAGTAACGGTAATCGATGTTCCGTTAGCAAGGGCTGTTGTTAGGGGGGTGCCAGTTGCTTGTGTCGAGCCCTGTGCTACTGTAAGTGTTGTAGTACCGGCAGAGGTACCAGATGATGCTGAAAGTACAGCAACTGTACCGTAGAAGTAGGGAGAAACTTCTTGCCACCATGTAGCAGAACTTGTTGCATCCTGTGTTGTTTGCCCAGCCCCGGTATTGAATGTTGCTGTCCCAGAAGCTGCAGAGCCAGAAGCGGCAACACATCGGTAGAGTTTGTTGGTGGCAGTTGTAGAGAAGTTTGTTGGTACAATCAAGTCACCAACAGCTGGGGTAATACTCGAAGAATAAACACCTTTAGCAGACGTAATCAGTCCAACATAGTATGTACCTGGGATACCCGTTGTATTTGCACCAAACAGAGCTTGAAGCATCTGCGGTTCACCGTAGGAAGTCAATGGCATTTTGGTTATCTCCTATTGGAACTGAACGTTCATGATAAAGTAAATAGAGTCCCCACTGTTCAAGGTGAGTCCAGTAAAGTCTGCTTTTGCAAAGAGGTTACCAGAAACTGACTGAACAATTGTTGTTGTTGGGATAGATGAAAGTGGAGCTGAATTGTTAANTCCACGAGTTACTGTCCAGTTGACACCAGAAACAGTAGTAACAGTCATCACTTCAGTTNAGACCTGTATGTNGAATGGGGTCGCAGGTACAGTCCCTATGTTCCCACTACTAGCGATCTGTATTGATGTTTGACTGTTGCTTGTTACAGCAGCGGCAAGACTTGTTTGGTAGGGAGTTATCGAACTGTCTAGAAGGCCAACATTTGTGATAGTCTCAGTTGATGTTGCAGAAATATAACCTACAACTTCGTAGGTATCCCCTGTAGTTGACGTTGTTATGGAAGAGGGGGTACCAGATGTTCTGCCATCAGCTACTGACTCATTGAACAAACCTTCGTCGGAGGGAGTAGACGTACCAGAACCCGTCCCCCAAGCAATATACTTCGGGACAGATAACGGGGAGCCAAGGAGTCTATTTACGATGCTTGCTCGTCCTAGTGTTGTTAGTGTAGCAGCCATCTACTTCCTCTTGAATAGTCTCTTAACCTTATCTAGTGTTGTATCAGAGCTTGACTCCCAGGAAGCTACCCTACCAAGGTCTTCCTGGGAGCCATCAGCCCTAATAATAATTGCCCTGACGCTAACTTCTTTGACGCCAGGAAGCTCCATGTACTAGCCCTGCCAACGAGTGGTACGGTATTGACTGGTCTGTACTGGCAGAGGACCAACATTGGAACCAGTAAGGGTAAGGCTTGTACCCGACAAAGCTGCTGTTACTACGAACCCTGATGGGGCAACCGAAGCCTGAGTAGCTGGGAAGTATGGTACTTGCTGACCCTGTACTGAAGAAAGCTGGAACCCAGAACCCGGAATCACTGTCCCAACATAGGCATTAGTTGGGAGGCCAGCTGTACCAGCTGCAAGTCCAACAATCTTCCCAAAATCGAACCAGGTAACATTTGAGTCAACAACGAACCCAGAAGCAACTGTTGAAGTGGTAGCAGCACCAGGTGAGCCTGACAGGGTAGCATTGATCGTAAAGGACCCAGCACCAGTTGTGGCTACCACCCATGTATTGTTATAGGCAGCAACTGAAGCACCGGCAATGGTGACAACTGTACCAACTGGAAGGTTGGCAGCCGTTTGACCTGTTGCTGTTACTGTGATCACACCACCTGAGTAGCTGATAGCAGTAGTGGCAAAGATGTTCGTTGTAACTGCTGTATCAGTACGTGTATACAGCTGACTCTCAATGATACGAGTCTGTACTTGACGTACTTGGGTGGTCTGTCCAACTACAGGGTAACCAGAGTACCCAGTAGTTGGATTCGGATTGTGAACAACTACATCGTCAGTCCAGTTAGGGTAATTGTATGATGATTGACCAGCAGACAATGGGTACCCAATTACAGCTGGGCTGTTCTGATACTGGGTAGCACTTACAGTACCAGCTACAGTTACAGCACCTGGTGACGTTCCATTTGCGATAGTAAATACTGTGCCCGGAGTCGTAATACCAGCGATTGTGTACGTACCATTGTAAGCTGAAGGTACAAGTCCAGTTAGAGTAACTGATTCACCAGCAACGTAGTTTTGTGTTGTTGATGTAGTCACTGACCAAGTTGTGCCATTAGCTGTAATAGCACCAGTTGCAATTGCTACAGGAGCAGAATAAGCATATGGTGTTGTTGTGCTAATTGGAGTATTCGAGGCAATCGGGGTTGGGGTAATCTTGTAAGCAAATGGCTGTGATACTTGAGCTGTGATAATATTTGCTGGTAAGCTTGCACCAACTGCTGTGGGGGTGACTGAGTTAGCTACCCAGTTAGCATCTGTTGACTTAATTAAGTAGATATTGTATGTCGAGCCAAAAGATGGTTCCAACTGGTTATTACTAATGTCACTGACAGTCCAAGTAAGACTCGCTACAGAAGCACTGAGAGCAAAGACCCCTGATTGTCCAAAAGACTCTACACCATTACTGACCCGTGTTACGTAGTACTGGTACGTACCAGTAACAAAGTTTGATCCACCAGCACCAGTAGTGATTGTGGCTGAAAGTGGAGACTTGAGGAGGTATACGCCTCTCTCTAGCTCTACTGAAGCACCGCCCTTAGAGTTAAGTCTAAGAGCAAGCTTTTCAGCTGACTCTGTGGCTACATTGTAAGTAGTTGCCATGGTTAGAAGCCTCTCTGTGTCGTGTTGTACTGACCGTTCTGGAAGACTACAGCGCCAGCCCAGTCCTTAGTGTTAACTGAGGAGTTGTAGCTAAGGAGGTCACCGTTCTGCAGTGTTACCCAAGGGCTCCACATGTTGAAGTTACCCTGGATAGATGTGTTGTACGGGTAGGCAGCCTCTACTGAGCCGTATACTGTTGGGGTTACACCATTCTGTGTTGTGTTAGAGATAACGAACACAGTCGATGATGTAATTGAGGCAATGGTATACTGACCGTTGAAGGCAGCTGGGGTAAAGCCCTGTAGAAGTACTGATTGCCCAGCGTTGAGACCAGTAGCCACCGTTGTAGTCACTGTCCAGCTAGTACCGTTAGCAACTAGAGTGACAACACCAGTGTTAGGAGTAAGAGTGAGTGGCTCTTCTCTACTAATCGACTCTTGTACAGCCTCTTGGATAGCTTCAACCTCTTCAGAAGAAACATCAGCGACGGGCTGTGTTGCTACAGCTTTGACAGCTGCCTTCTTTACTGGAGCCTTCTTAGGGACTTCCTTCTCTACGTTCTCTACAACCTCGTCGCTCATGTTTTCTCCTTCTAGTAGCGTTGAGTTGTCTTACCTGACCAAATCTCTTCTGGCGTTTGTGACTTACCAATTGGCTCTGCCTCGTCTGGCAGGTCCTTTAGGTAGAGGCCAGTGTTTTCTGAAGCACCCTCACCAAGCAACTTCTCCATACGACTTGCATGGTCTTCGTTGTTGCTTGGCTCATCTGTTAGATCTTCAATACGTTCTGATGCTTCATCTTGTGTTAAGAATCGAATTCGCTCTCTTTGTGCTGCTCTGAGGATGTAAGGGTCCTTACGTAGTTCCTCTTCGAGAGACTGTACTGAACCGTGATAGCCGTTAGGGGTTAGTAAGAACGAACCCTTAGGACTATTGAACACCGTTCGTGCTGCTGTTAAATTCTCTATCCATTCGGCTGTACGTACGTCATTGAATGCTCTAGAACTTGGTGGAACGATTGACTTAGCACCTGCTAGATCTTGTGGATCTGGCTTGTGATCTACAATCTCTCCCTCAATGTCGTATGTCGGGACTGGTACTGACTGTCCACCGTCTACACTCTTAGTAACTGATCTTGCGTTCATTGCTATTCTCCTGCCTTCAAGGGATATGATTTATATCCTGAGCTGTCACTACTACGTTTGTAAGGGGCTAGAGCCAATCTCTAACCCCACTACAAACAGAAATGCACTTATTTGCTAAAACTAAGCCTTGACGATCTTACCAAGACCACGTGGGTTAAGAACAATCTCCGAAATGAGCTCATCCATGACCCAACCCTTGTGGAACTTCTCTGGGGTGTGGTTCTCTTCAACATCCAAAGAGTACATGACTGGCATTACGCCGAGGAACTCAGGAGCTGGGGTCAAGTAGACCGAACCCTGAGGAACTTCGATGGAACGCTGTACCTGGAAACCACCGAACTGGATGATCCGCTCACCAGCAACTACACGGTCCTTGAAGGCCCAACCGGTCTGGTTGATGTCCCACTTGTAAAGGTCACGGTAGTCAATTGGGTTCATGAGAAGACGAGCAGCCTCTAACTGGTGAACCTCAATGAGGCCTACAAGGTCGTACAATGAGTCTGGGGTTACGTAACCCGAAAGCTCGTTAACGATGTGAGTAGGTGAAACTACGTGGTTAGGGTCAACAGCATAGTTGTTGATGGCAGCCTCAAGAACTGTGATGAGACGGGCATCCTCTTGTTGCATAATGGCCTGCTTAGACATATCCTGAGCATACTCAACGATGTTGACTCTCAGGTACCAGAGGTCTTCCTTCTTGATCTGTGGGAAGGTGGCGATACGGAACAACCGTACTGGAACCTTCTTACCTTCGAACGGAGTGACACGAACTTCACCCTCGTTACCAGACAGAACGTAAGCCTGACCGTACTCGTCCAGGACATCGTAGACAACTGGAACACCAGGGGTCAATGGGTCCTCAAGAAGTACATTACGTACCATACCCTGATACCGTAGCTTTAACTGGATCGGGCCAATCATACCCTGACCAAGACGAACCATGTAGTTGTCCTTGTCAGCAATGATCTGAGACAGACGACGTTGCTTCTCTTCACGAGTGGCAGTTACGCGTCCTGTGGCCTCCTTCAGACGACTACGAGCTTCCACAATGTCAGATACATATGTATCAGACTTGCGAGCAACTCTGGGAGCAAGACCACCTTCAGTGGCCGATAGAGTCGTTGGCATTTGTTTCTCCTTCTAAGAAATCAACGAGTAGGTTATTAAAGGTTGGCAGCTGGGGCAGCGAGACCAAGCAGACGAATAACGATCTGAGTAGAACCCAGAACATCAACTAGCTCTGCAATTGGGGCAGCGTATGTGTTAGAACTGGCACCAGCATATGTGGTAAGCTGACCCTTGTTACCGTTAGCTGTAGTACCAGCGTAGAGGTAAGTACGTGTACCATTAGTTGGCACAGCATATGTCTGGGTTGTGTCGAACGCAGGGGCACCGATGGTGAAGAATGCATTGTCACCACCAAGCCATACTGAAACTGAGTTCATACCAACCTGTGATAGGTCATCGATGTTGGGGTTACGATCAAAGGCGGCGAGACCGAATGGACGGGTTAGAGTACCCGATACGGCTGTCGATGAGTCGTAGAGAGCTACAGTGTCAGCACCAGTCCGGTATACAACCATGCCTGAATAAATATTACCAGTCTCGGTTGGGTCAAGGAAGGTGTTGTACGGGGTAGCCTCGTACTTCTCGTACAGTGGAGCACACGTTCTGTGTACGCCTACGTTAGCAACGCTGTTAAGCTGTAGCATATTCTCTTTCTCCTTAAATTAGAGTGTCATTAGGAAATCGTCTTTTTGAACGTCTTGCTTCGATACAGAAGCAGTACGTGTGGCCTGACCCATCTCAGGCATACGGCCTTGTGGGCCTTTAACGACCCGTTGTGCCGTACGTGTCTTTACTGCACCAGAAGACTCCATGTTTTCGATCATTAGCATTACACCAGCAATCTTTTCTGGGGTCATTTGCTCGTACTCAGCAATGTGCTTAGCACGATCAGCTGTTCTGGTCATTCCCAGCCTCTCAAGACGATCAACTAGGTTTACTGCTTGGAGTAGATTCTCACGTGAAGTCTTGACAGAAGCTTCCTTCTTGCCCTTCTCGTCCTTCTCGTCCTTCTCCTCCTCTTCCTTCTCTTCCTTGCCCTTCTTACCCTTTTCGTGCTTCTTAAACTTCTCTTCCTCTTCTTCCTCACTCTTAGAGGCTTGGTAGGGAACAAGAGCTGGGTTAGTAGCATCGCCTGGCCATGGGGCCTTGTTTTCACTTACTTGTGGGGTATACCCAGTAGAAGCCCCATCATTGTAATAAGGGGGAACATCAGCAAGTTGAAGTTGGTTAGGCTGAAGGTTAGGAACTACTACACTCTCAACAGCATCTGGAGTCATTACTTCATCACGTGACTCTGTAATGTCATCCAGGTCCTGTACGTTAGTGAACTTACTTGTCTCCTGGTTACCATTAGTGGCTTGTACTGCATTACGGTCTGTCTTGTAACCAGGCTTTGTGTCTTCTACAGAGGCTTCTTGGAGGTTGTCATGTACTTCCTTAAGTCGATCTACCACCTCTGAAACTCTGATGGAGGACCCTTCTTTGAGACTCTTAAAGATAAGACCCAAACGACGATCCACTATCTTAAGACGTGGGTTGTTGATGGAGGCAGTCTTAAGAGCTTCATGAGCTGCCCAAAATGACTTATCCACCGACTCTGTGTCTGACTTCTCAGCTAGGCCTCTGGCAGCACTACGGATATGCTTAGCAGCTGCTCTTTCGCCTACTGGCTGATTCATAGCATACTGGTCTGGCTCAGCTATTACTCTGCTGTCGCCAGGCCCACCTTGAATGTCTACAGCATCAAGGTTCTGTACATCTATGTTTCTCTCAGGCATTACATCCTTCCACTGAGAAGGGACTGGAGTAGGTGCCATTGAGTCTAGGCCTAGGGTTGGGAGGTTCATTGTCGACACTTGGTCGTACTGTACTCCCGGAACCATGGCCTGTCGCTTACGTGGCCGCAACTCATTGTCGAATCGGCTCATTGTTGCTCCCTGCTTTTCGTTCGTTTTGTTCTGGAGGTCTTTCAGTTGAAGGATCTCTTGCTCCAACTCGTTGATCCTAGTTGTTGGATCATTGGCGGCTTCGCCAGCATCAGTAAGCTGACTTGCCTCTTCATTTTCTATTTCTTCATCTTGGTCTACTACGGGCGGCCCGCCAGATCCTTCTGGCTGTGTCTGGTACTGAGGAGAACGACCCTTCTTTTCTGTATTGGGATTCTCCATACCTGGGGGAGGAGACTCAAAACCACATGAGTCACACAACATACCGTCATACTCAGAACCACATACTGGGCAACTAGACTCGTCTCTCATTGTGTTAACATCAGCTGGGAGTCTCATTATCTCCTGTGATACAAACAATCTAGGCACTGGGAACCATCTTCTTGTCTAGGAACCAGGCTGACTCATCAGCTGGATCAAATACACAACTTAGTTCAAAGAAGTTTGGTTTGTGACAATTCTCCCAGACCAGAGCTTCTTTTCTTGAACCGTTTCTATACGTATCAAGTCTCATACCCTTCATGTAGGGTAGGTGTTCACAATACTGGCTCTCTGTCTTGGCATTGTTACCACAGACTGAACAAGTTGTAGAGCCAACATCAGCCCCCATACTCACTCCCTTGATCCTCCCACTCATTACTGCTTGAGCAAGCTTAGGGAAAGACTGTGCATCGATCTCCATAAGACAGTAAACTGAAGCATCAGTAATGCCAGAAGCTAACTTAGACTCTCTATAAAGAGCATCTAAGATTACTCCCTTAGCTTGTGAAGGGTCACTATTATTATGCTCAACAAAGACTGGCCGTCCAATGAACGTCTTATATGCTGTCTTTAGTTCATGGACTGGCCAACCATCATAGTTAGCATTTACTCTGGAAGAGATTGCACGAGACACAGCATACAAGTATCCTGGCTGTTCTTCGTAATCGTAGTCTCTTAGTGTTACTGGGTGTATCTGTACACTCTCAGCTAGCCTGACTGAGGGTCGGACGAGAGTTGGTGCACCAAACTTAAACATGTTGATCTAGAACTTAGTTGTCTCACCCTATGGAATTACATTATTTTGAGTGTTTCTCCATACCACTATCATCTAGTACCACACCCTGTTCACGAGCCATACGTAGAATTAGGTCACCCATATTGTTTGTGTCTCCACCATTGGGTGATTGCTTCTTAAGAGTATCTTCTATACTAGCCACTCTTGTAACAAGTCCAGGTGACGGTTCTGGGTCTAGTTCTGTGGGCTTTCTCCCCACTAGGACTGTATGGATGTCAGTAACAAGATCAATCAATTCATCTTGTTTGTGGTCTCTAGCTTTAAGTGCTGGTCTCATAAGTTTTTCCAATATCTTTTGCCATGCTTTGTACACAGCTTGTCTGACCTTAGGTACTAAGCTCGATATACCCACAGCTATAGCAATGTACAAGTACCAGAGGTTGGCAGCTGAGGCCGAAGTAAGATCTTTGGGCACATGAAGGGCTGTAAGAAGCATTACTCGACATCATCATCATAAATCGAGTCCTTTAAGTTCAGCTTGTCGAGGTTTCTGGCAACTCCAGATTCCTTAATGACTTCATATTTCTGAATATCTGCTGAAAGGAAAGACGAGCCAGTCTTAACACTCTTACTTATTGTAAGTATTCTTGGCTGTGGGTCAAGTAATCTGCTCATATCTCTTCTTCCTTTAGAATCTTACAGAATTTACATTATTTCTAGTTATCATCTGAATCATTGTCAGAGTCACTACTTGGGTCTACATCTCCTGTTATCCCAGGGAAGTTGGCATCGTCTGGCACACCATGTTGTATGGCTTCATCTGCTGCTTCATTGTCACTACCAACAGCCTTAGCCACTCTATAGCTTTCTTCGAAGTCTTCTAGATTAAACTTTTCATACTGGTTATCAGTAACAATCTTCATACCCTTAACAATTGTCATTTTACGTCGTAGCACTTGTTCTTTAGGTACTCCAAAGTACATACGCCCACCGTACTCTGCTACGTAGCCATCTTCTCCGTTGTTGTACTCAGAGGCAGTGACTGTAGAGAAGATCTCTTCTTCTTCCTTTGAAGACTTCTTCTTGGTAGAGGGCTTCTTCGGTGCTGATGCTTGTTGTTCACCAGACTCTTCTGGCTGTTGTGGGACTCCGGTCATACCGGGAAGTAGGAATGGGCCGATCATACTATCAGCATCAGCTCCTGGGCCCGGAGTCATAATATTGGGCGCTGAAGGCTGTGACGAAATGTCAGCAATGGCTGAGGGAGACATTTGAGCTATCATCCCAGGGTTTTCTTGTTGCATCAAATAGGCCTGGAACTCTTGATAGTATTCTGGCGGGATCGGGAGCTCCAAAGCAATAAGTCGTTCGAAGAGTTCTTTCTTAAATCGTTGTTCGGCTACTACAGTCTGTAGCTTCTCTTCAGTCTTAGCTTCTACTTCGTCTCGGAAGTCAATCGGAATGTTTACTGCCATACTCTTGAGTGAAACTGGGAAGCCACTAGCAGCTAGTTGTTGTAAAAAGCCTCTCTCTACTTGTTCATCACGTAGATTCATTGACTTGAACTGTAGAGTTGGGATGGCTAGTTTTGGACGTTCTTCTACATACTCTTCGCCAGTCTCTTCATTGACAAGTAGTACTGTCTCCATAATTGGGACTCTGGCATTCCCTACCTTACGATATTCATAGTGTCCCTGACGTTCTGCTACTGGACGAATACGATCTTGTACGAAACGGTTAATCTTGTTTTGTTGAGTCGAAAGCATGTTTGTGATAAGCTCTCTATTGAGAGCACCAGAAGCATATGTGCCCGATGAGTTACGTCCACCCTGAAGCATTTCAGCTCCAATACCGAAGACTTGCATAACCTTAGACTCAACTCGTAAGAAGTCTTGATCCATACGAGGCATTGCCTCACGTCCAAAGGCATTTTTAATGTCAAGACCGTGGTGGTATGTCATCAAACGGAAGTCAGAGTTGATAGCAAGTGAGAGATCGTCACGAAGTTGCTGAAGTTCTGTTGCATCAGGAATCCATGGACCATCTTCATCTACGTCTGGAAGGCCAAGGGTGGCAAGGATAAGTGGCGAATACAGACGATCAGCAATAGCATCTTGAGCAGCATTGAGAGATTCTTCAAGCATAAGCATCCGGAACGCACGAAGAAGAATTGGGCTACCATGTTCAGACCAAGGGTTGGTCTTAAACTTCAACTGCTTCATCAATACATCAGAGACGGGGATCTCCTTGTCTTGACGTGCCCAAGCTACAACATCAGGGTAGAGTTGCATAAGAGCTGCATACTCTGGGGCTGGATCACGAGTATCAATGAGCTTTTTAATCTCATCTGGGACTTTAATATGGTACTGGTAGGTACGAAGTGCTCTGTTCTTTGCCACAATAACGTCATTGGGGTTAATGATCTCATCATCTTCCCAGGCTCCGATCCCATCGTGCCAAGAACCCATAGCAAAGACTTCACCTACAGTCCAGTACTCACGACTCATATCATACAGGAACTCTTGATAGTCTAACCCATCAAAGAACAGCTCAGAGTAGAACTCTACGATCTTGGGGTCTTGATGAGTAAACTCCATATCAAGGAGTGGGAAGCGTGAGTAGATGTCAATGAGGGAAGGTACTAGGTAGTGAGTGGTGTACATAAGACGAGTCCAGTCACGTATCTTCTGGATCTGTTCGTCGGGGTCCTCCATGTTGAACCACCAAGTACGTTCACGCCAATATTCGAAAGGGTCGTGAAGCTTTGGCCATGCCCACTGAGCATCAGTACCCGAAGCAGCTGCTGTCCTACGGTTCCCCGATTTAGACATCTCTTCAAAGTTCTTCTTTGAATCATCATCAAACTTTGTAGAGCCAGTCCTACGGTCTAGACGAGATCTAGCTTTACCCGGGACTTGTGACTCTAGTCTCTGTTGAGACATCATGTCTTCCTTGAAGGACCCAGGTAGAATCAGCTTTTTAGCTGCCTCTCTAGAAGCTATAGAACGCCTAATGGGTTCTCTTGGGCCTGTAAGACCCTGTCCTCCGTTTTCAATTGGCATACTCTCTAGCTCTCCTCGATGGACTCTATGTGTGTACCACTTAGACTGTTCTACCAAGTCTATGTTCTATCTGTGGTAGTTATCTAGTACTGACCCTTTAGTCTTAGAACAAAAAACTCTTCACTAAGTCCCAGGTCTGTGTTTTGTATTAGTACACCTTTGATCTTCTTCTCTTTGATCAACTGTTCTAGCTTAGGACTATCTTCAGCATACTTAACTTCTACCCAGGTGTCTAGCTCTGGTAGGAAGAAGTCTGGTAAGTATGTACAGTTAGAGAGTTGAAATCTTTTAGGTTCGTATTGCCATACAATCCCATATTCATTAAACTTTTTAGCTACCCTTGACTCAACTTTGCTACGGAAGACAATACCTTTGTACTTTGTCTTCTTCCCGTAGATGTTGGGTTTCACTAGCTACTACAACTTGGACAAAACCCATCAGCATAGGGAGGCATCTCTGAACCACAGGAACCACAAAGATTGGGAGCTCCAGATACATGGATACCATTCTCAATAGCATTCCCAGACAACGTCCAGTTAGTTGCCATTCTCTTACGTGTACTAGTACGAATGTTTTGTTGACGGTCTATCATTAGACTAAGCCTCCGCCTTCTGTCATTGCCTGAATGTCTACTTGATTGTAGCCACTAGGTAGTGTATAGGTAGTAGCAACTGCTGTTGTAGAAGCACTGGTAATAGCTCCAGCTGTTGAGAACTGCCAGGAACCCGATGAACCGCCAACAGCTGTAATTGGAGTAAAGTACATCAGGTTGTAGCTAGGGGTACCCGGTATAATTGGGGCACCGGTTACACGTACTAGCATTCCAACAGCAAATGGTTGAGATGAAGCTGACGAGTTGGTAACATATGTTTGGGCTGTACCACTACCTGAAGTAGAAACTACGTTATAGACTCCAGAGGCAATAGCATTACCAGTCCAGTTAGACTCTCTACCATATGGAATAGTAGAGTTAACGAGAATAGCAGGCTGGCCAAGGCCAGTGTTAACAGTAGTGGCATTGAGCCCAACACCCTCAGCTGAAAGATCAGGGAACATGTTAGAGATTGTCCAGTCAATGATACCAGATGTTCCCGTAGTAGAGACTGATTGTAGTCTGTAGACTGGGAACATTTGATCAGCATTTACTTGCATAACAACAGTAGATCCCACTGTGTTAATCGTAGAGGAGGCTGAGGTTACAATGTTGTTAGCAGCAATATTCGAAAGAGCTACCCCAGCAAAAAGTGTACAACCAGTAAAGGTAGTGGCTGTTGTACTAGTATAGGAGATGATGAGAGACCCAGCCGAAGTTACAACTGTGATATTGCCAGATACTGGGAAGTTAGCTGTTGAACTGTTAATTGTAAGTACACCAGTAGCATAGTTGACTACTGAAGTCTGGTAACCAACATTAACCCAGTCAACTATAGCATTCGAATAGCGGTTAAACCCACCTTGTAGCTGTACTACAGAGCTACCTGTGTAGCCACTCTCAGCTTGTAAGGAGATCGTTACTGGGCCAATGTCACTACCCTGAGCATCTGAAGCTAGGGCACAACGTAAGCTGTTAACTGTTGAGCTAGGAGTCATTACCAGACCGGGAACCATATTACCCTGTGTAAAGCTACGTGTAGGGTATGGACCAGATGACAAGGTAAGAGTAGAGTTGGGTACATTGAGATTTACAAAGTATTGACTCAACACTGAATTGAGTACATAGGTACCTGGTCCTTTGCCTGCTACGAATTGCATAACGATCTCCTAGGTTAGTCCTTTTAGCTTTCTTGTACAAGTTGAGCATCTCTTCTCAAGATTGTACACTGATAGAACAGTATCACAGCTGCTACACAGACGATGTCCTTCTTTGGAAGTTCTTATTGGGTGGGAACGGTATTCCTTCCCAACACTGTCAGCTAAGACTGAGTCACTATACTTCAACTTCGATCTCTCCGTTCAGTACCTGTAGTGCTCTTTGAGCTAGGTCATCATCAGAAAAGTCTATCTTGTTCTCTTCTTCTACTTCTAACATCTGTTCATGTGTTGGCTCAAAGTCTACTACATCTCTACTGTGTACTGGAGAAGCTACGGGTTCTGGCCTGTAAGTGTCTCCTTCTAAGTACTTACTCTCTAGAGACTCGATTTGATGACTCAACCTCTGTAAGGCTCTGTCTTGTATATCCCTAAACTCTTTGAGTAGCTGTGATTTGTCTATCTCTGATAGTCTACTGGGAGTATCCCCTACATAGTATTGCAATAGGAACTTCTCTGCTAATGGCCAGACTCGTGAGAGTTCCTCTCTATTACCACTTAAGTGTAGAAGTCTTCCCTTAGTAGTAGCTCGGAATTCATATTGTCTGCCTTCATAGTCAAGTACTACTCCCTTGACTAAGTTACCGTGTTCGAGTTCGACTAAGTCAACAATAGCAGACATACTCCCTAGAAAACTATCTTCTTCCTCTGGGGGAGTTTCCTCAGTACTACTAACCCTACGATTGAGGGCTCTTGAAAGCCAATTGATAGTCACTCTTCTTCTCCATCGATGCCTTACGGTCATCCCAGACTACTGCAAACTCCTTGTCACCAACTACTAGTACAGAACCTACTATCTGTACACCATCCTTTTGGAACACTACACGTGAACCTGCTAGGGTCTCTGACTGGGTTGAGGCAACTACTGTCATAGAGACATTCTTACGAGCCTGACGCTTACGGAACCCACGAGCCTGAAAAGCTGTCTTCAGGTAAGGAGCTGTTTGTTGAGCGGGGTTGTTCTGTGGGTTCTCATCCTTACCATTGTTGTTGTCTCTATCAATCTCTTGTGCCCAAGCTGCTCTTGAGTCGTCTACGACCTTACGATTTTGCTGAGCATCGTTAGAGCGAGCATCCATGTAGTCTCCAGGCATTCCACTGCCTTCTGGGACAAACAGATTGTTTAGGTCTTCAGTCGATGTCATATCCATTTTCTATCTCCTTACTGAGAAAGTATATCAATGTAGTTATTTTGATGGAACTGATGGGCTAGGATGGCTGCTTTCTCCAGGGAGGAAGCTGTACCAGTAACTGGTCTCCCGTCATGCAAAAGTACATCTAGTCCCTTACTCTGGTTGGGTTTAGACAATGTCCACTTCCAACCATGCTCTCTATTACAGTCATGACAGTACCCCCCACTAACATTCTTTGTGGGAGAGATTCTAGCAACTAGATCTAATTGTGGATGATCTGTTGGACTAGACCAAGTCCCTAGAAAGGCTTCGTATCTCTTATGTAGAGGAGGACTAGAGCCCTCTACTTCATGCCAAGAGCTACTGTCATATTGCCCCGGGTTGTGAGGAATAACCGTCGATACAAGGGTGGGGTTAGATAGTGAACGCCAGTCCCTATTATTCTCATTGTTGATCATAGTAACCGACATTGGGAACTCTCCCAATCTATTCTCTGTGTCAGTACGAATATGGGGGTCTACTGTACTAACTTCATTTTCATAGTCATAAGGAAGCTCGTTCTTATTCTGATCCCACTGTGGGACATCAGGGTAAATGATCTCTCCAGCTAACTTACTACTAGTAATCATCGTCCCATGTACAATATCTTCAATTGGGTGTTCATGATCTACTGCGTAAGCCCCACTCTTATGATCTTGATCATGTACATGTAGTAGATCGATCTCATTATAGCCTTGAAGCCAGTCGTTACGAAATCTGTGATAGTTGACTAGGTGGTTACGTAGGTCGTTGTATGAAGCAGTCTTAGATGACATTGACGACATACCGCCACCATCATTATTCTTGTTTAGCTGGTCAACTTGTGTTCTAGTCATTGAGCGTGGAGCTTTATATGAACGGGGAAGCTCCACTAGATTTGTGAGTTCACTTTGACTCTCGTTCATAATAGCTGACTGGTCGTCTGCTTGTAATAGTCCAGCCCCTTCATAGTCATCTGGGCTAGCAGCAAATACTAGCTTACCATGCCCACATGACGTACAGACATCCCCTGGTCCATAGAAGAAGTCAGTGTCATCATCAGTGTCATCTTCATCGCCACAATGATCACAGACTAGATCAAGTGCTGGGGCACCAGCTGTAATAACGTTGCCCCCATTCTCCCCAAGCTTAGTCCCATCATCCCCACAGTATGGGCAAAACGTAAGTGTTACTCCATCTATAGTACGGGGGGATCCAGTAGCTGTATCAAACTCATTACGACAACCAGCACAATATGATTTAGTAGCCCATATGGCTTTAGCTTCATGGATCTCCTCGATGATGTTACCGTGTTCATCTACTAAGCCTGTTGGGACTGGGGGTTGTCTATCTATGTCGATGAGTATATTAGCTAAGGGGTCAGAACTTCTAGGGTTCTTCTTTCTCCTACGTGGAGAATACTGAGTTGGGTCAGCATCGGCTGTACGCCATGTAGCATTCTCAAGTGCATGATTGTACCCAGACTGGATATGGTGAAGTCCATCAGAACTGCCTGGACAGTATCGTATACCCTGTGAATCTTCTATACCGTCATCATCAGCAAAGTGAGCATGTTGATTGCAGTACCAGCAACGAGATTGAGTCATGTTATGTCTAGAGTAGATCTTCGACAGTTGGGTTCAGGTTAGCAGTCTTAGTTGGCTCAACAAAGTTGTATGTTCTCTTAAACATCTGTGTAGTCTTTGTAGCATTCTTGTTCATGTCTTTACCAGCACAAGCTGTTGAACAGAACAGTCCAGATGAACCATCTACGTTTTTGTAGTGGTAACCAACTTTAGTGATGGGGGTGGTACAACCACGTGCCTTACAAACTAGAGAAGCAGAAGACTTAGTAGAACCTTCATGCTTACTCTGCATCATAGCACGGAATGAAGCCTCTGCCTTCTCTTCTGAGCTATGCTGAGAAAGGACTTTACCAGTTCCCTTCTGCAGAATTACCCAGGAATCACCACGCTTCTCAATGTACTTGTTAGCTGTACGGGAAGCCCACTTTTCTTTCTCCCAGTCTTTAGGTTCTTTGTCTGTAACAATGTTACCTATGCCTGGGTGTGGGTACTCGACATCTTCACTGTCTTCGTCAGGAGTCTTGTCCTTAGACTTGTTCAAATGTTTTTGTACAAGGATAGCAGCGCCAGCTGCACCAGCTCCAACAAGTTCGCCAAGTCCTGTAAGATGTTCAACCACAGCTTCCTTACCGAAAGCTTCATGAACTTTTGGGTAGTCACCACCAGTACGAGAAGCTTCCTTGCTTCTACAAGCTTTGCAAAGTGGGGAATCTGAATCTAACTCACCATCGGCACACATTTCGCAAGTTGACTTGGCAATCTTTCTATTCTTTCCACAATTACAATCTTCACACTTAGCATGACGAAGTGACCATTCTGTGTGAAGGGCCTTAACAAGCTTCATCTTAGAGTCAGAAACGCTGGCAAGCTTACGGTAAGAGATGTCCGTTAGAGTTTCGTCAATCATCTCACATCGTTGGGCAAACTCACCATCAGAATGTGCTAAGAATAAGAAGTCTCCTGTAGCTTGGAGAGTATCGTATTTGGCAGCAATAAGAGCCTTACCAGCTGTTTTAGTTTGGAAAACTACTTGGTAGTCGTCATCATAGTCAAAAAGTGAAGACACTTGCTTCTCCTAGTCTAAAGGTACTCTATCCTCGTAAGGATGCTGAACACTACTTACCTTTGAGAAGACCCAAGATTACATTATTTTGAGTAGACCGTGTGAGGATCGAACTCACCTTTAAAGAAGATATAAGCTTCTCTCCAGCAACCAGCCAAGCCTACGGTCCTAGACTCTTTTTGTAGGGTTGGTGGGGATCGAACCCACGACCAAGGGATTATGAGTCCCACGCTCTAACCACTGAGCTACAACCCCGAAACTCTAACTACAGCGGATACGGTAGGATTCGAACCTACGGTCCCTTTCAAGACGACAGTTTTCAAGACTGTTCCATTAGTCCACTCTGGCACGTATCCATAGTCGATGGGGAGGGATTCGAACCCCCGTACTCTGAGAGGTCTGATTTACAGTCAGATGCGTTTGGCCACTTCGCTACCCATCGTTGGTCTGGATGAGAGGATTCGAACCTCCGGCCTCTTGCTCCCAAAGCAAGCGATCTACCAAGCTGATCTACATCCAGTTGCTCTAATTAGAGCTCCGAGAGAGGGACTCGAACCCCCGACAAAGTGATTAACAGTCACCTGCTCTGCCAACTGAGCTATCTCGGAATGTATTGGAGTTTGTATACGTGCCGGGAACAGGACTCGAACCCGTTACCTTCTGATTACAAAACAGACGCTCTACCTGATGAGCTATCCCGGCAATGTTACTTCTTTACCTTCTAGTTGATTATTATAGACCCAGATCTTCACATATTCCAAAGAACTATTCTTCAACTCTAATGGCCCTTCCCAACACCCATCACAGAGGGAGTGATCTTCTAGAGTGGGGATAAGAAAAACTCCACAAAGTACACATTTACCAGAGCGTGGCTCAGAAACAAACGGTAGTTCGGTTTCTAGTTCTTCTTGGACAGCATTGAAGCTGGTTACAATCTTAATTTGTTCTATCCCTCTGCTAGTTAACACTACTTAGAATAGTATAGTGTGTACTAGGGAGGATATTATTCTTCAATTATGTTAACGGAAAGGCCACTGACCTGACTTAGTAGACTATTCTTCAGCCCATCAATAGTTTCTTGTATCTCTTGTTGAACAAGTTTGGTAATGTCAGAATTCGTTGGCTCTTCAAAGTCAATTCGTATTACAGACCTTAGCATGTTACTCTCCTACTACGTCTGACATACCGAGAGAGCTTCCCAGTTGCCATTGCCACTTCTGATGCATATCTATTCTTTCAGCAATAAAGTTGGCTAGTCCTTGTTCATTCTGTTCATCACAAACTACAAAGAGCTTCTTTAGATCAGAGATGACTATCTTGTTGTCATCGTACAGGTTCTGTGTTAGTGTCTTGGCATCATATGTAGAAACCTGTCTCTCCACCAGAGAACTAAGTCTAAGGAAGTCATCTAGTAAGAAGGGAGAGATACCACCCAGCTTCCTAACATTCTCCGCCATAGGGTCTATGGCATCGTAGACGTCTGAATAAATAGTCTCAAAGAGAGCATGGTACTCCTGGAAGTCCTTGTCTACAAGATTCCAATGGTAACCATGACTCTGGTGGTAAAAGACAGTTGTATTGGCCAGACTCTTCTTTAGTTCAGCAATTAGCGTTTTGTCCGCAGAACCCAGCCTATACATTAGCGGATGCTTGAACTAGCTGGGAACGTGCCAGCCTTGATGGCTACCTTGAGTACTGACTTATTAACAATGTTGTTTACCAGAGCAACAACTACACCAGCTACTTGTGTAGCAACACCAGCCCATAGCTGAATATTGTGAGAGACTGAATCTGGAATTACTACACCAACACTTGTAAGTACACCAATGATGAACAAAGCAACAGCTGTTACATAAGCAATGTCAGCTGAAATGTTCGACCACGATGAAGGTGCTACTGGCAGTGGTGGTACAACTGCTTCTGGAGTCTTTTCTACTGAAGTCATTGGTTTACTTCCTTTGTGTTGTCTGGGGTGATTAACCCACCGATGTATTGACTACCCTCCCAGTCTGAGTGGGTAGCTGTATGAGCTCCGCCTGCAGCTCTATGATGATAGGTACAGAGCCAACGAAAGTTAGCTCCACTTTCCACCCAAGCACCAACCTCATCTGGGTTAGATACCCCTGGGTAGTCCTTCTCTAGTGCTGTAAGGTTAACTCCATTTTGTAGAGCAAATTCGATGTGTGTATGGTGAAGTTCTAGGCCTTGTTGTTCTTGAGTGGGATCATCTGGCGCTGGGACTGGAGTACCTTTTTCATCTTTACAGTCTCCATACCCTACATGTTCCCCAATAAAACAACGAGCAGTTGGTCGATTCTTCTTATGGAATGCATTGAAGTCTTTGTAGTTGGGGTCTGTTTCTCGTGGCCCATGAGCTGGATAGTGAACTACATATGAGTGATTCTCATTTTGTGTATGGGCATCTACCATAGTATAGTTCCTACTTCTTCTCTAGTTTGTCTTCTAGGCTTCTTATTAGATCAGCTAAGTCTTTTATGCCACCCTCAGTTCTGATGTCCATACTATCAAGAATCTTTTCGGTGTCTTCGAAAGTTTTGGCAGCTCTAGCATCGGAGGCTTGACTCTGTACATCCTGGCCAACCATAATAACTGAGAGTAGTACTAGTTGGATAAAGGTTTGTGCAATCCAAGCAATAAGAGCTATCAAACTGGGAGTGATTGCCCAATTAGGAAATACATCATGAAAAGCTGGAAAACCGCTCAAAACTGCTGGTAAACTCAGCAATGCTAGTACACAAAAGATATAGGCACAGGTCATTGACCCGACATAGGATGTGACTTTTAATGCTGCTTTCTTGTTGAAACGTTGATATCTTGTTTCAGTTGGCAAGTGATCCATTGTATTCTGATGTACAGCATGTCCATGACGTGTCCAGCCATGTGTAGGTTGATTCATAGCCCTATCCATTCATCATCATCTATGTCATCACTATATGCAAAATGAAGATTGTCATCGTCTAATGTTCCGAAGTCGTAATCGTCAGTACTATAGACTCTGGAAGCACTGTACCAAGAAGTCACATCTGGGAGTACAGCTTGCCCCTGTAGAGAACCGGGTAGGTGTCTAGTACTCTTTTCAGTACTCTTAGGCACACCAGGTCCCTCAGTAACATCTGTGATGTTCTCAGAAGCATCTTGTGGACCCAACCCTTCGCCAAACATAGACCCGACGCCTTCGTAGTTCATCATCTCTGGGTCAGCATACTTCTTATACGATAGTGTATCGTGAGTAAAGAAACTTTGTGAACTAGGGATTGTCTCTTGTACTTTTCGTGGAGTGGTATCTATGTCACCGTCTAAGGATTGCTCTTGTGGGTCCATACCCGTAAATCCAGAACCTACATCTGTTGGGGCAAACTGTTCAATCTCTGCTATTTTTGTAATAGGTGTCCCGTCTCCCAGTCTAGCTGTAACATAGACACGGATACCCGTCTTGTATGTAGGTAGTAANGCTGTCTCTAGAGTTTCTTCGGTACTAACGAAACTACTATTAGCTAGTTTGGCTAGGTTATGACTAGTCTTGTTCACTTGANTTTCCTAGCTACGATTACNTTNTCAACAGAAAACTTAGTGGGACTATAGTACTCTGTGATGGCACAGGTGTACGAACATAGAGGGGCAGTGAGTAAGTTCTCACTTGATCTACGAGCAATCATAAAGTACTTCTTACGACTTACTTCGTTGTCACAAACTTCTGCATAGCAACTAGCAGTACGCTGTGGACCGTCTATATTGTCTTGGTCTATAATGTACTGGGGGTTTTGACTTGTCTCTACATGTAAGTTACTGTCTACAGAACTATCATAAGGCACACCCGTTACCATTGGAGACTCAGTAGAGGATGTTCTTACATTTGATGGATCAGTAAGACCAATTTCAGTTGCTTTTAACTGTCCCGTCACATGACCAAACTGATCAGTCTCTACGTTTGAACTACTCACAGAGTCTTCTGTTGGACGAACTTTCAGCCTAGCATCCCAACTAGCTTCTTTTGGGTTTTCACATTTGTCACAAGGACAATTCATTGCCCTCTTCCCAAACCAGGTACCATGATTTTGTAACTGGGGGTTGTTTACAAATATACTGCGTATTACTGTGGGGTCAACTTCGCCAGCATACTGAAAATTACGTTTAGCATAGCTGCAAAGTTCACATCTACAGCCTCTACCGTATCCTTCGTGAGAACCATGTCTAAGGTCATCATCAGTTAATTGACACTTACTATGCCCACAGTTACAATCAACGGGATCTGA